GCTAAACAAACAAATCGCCTACGATTTACATATCTCTGAGGCAACAGTCAAAGCGCACATGACAGCTATTTTCCGCAAGCTTGGCGTCACAAACCGCACTCAGGTCGTGATCCAGGCCCAGCGCCTGCAGCTAGAGGCGCCGGTTGACCGGGATTTAGCGCGACAGCCCGGTTAGTGCAAGCCCGGTAAACTATTGTGGTCCACCTCATCAATTTGCTCGGCTGACAGAAACTGCCGGGCAAACTCCAGATAAACTTTTTTCTCGACAAAAATCCGGAATAAGTCTGCATCGATATGATGCTCTTTGGCCATAAAACCCAATATGCGCAGCGATTCTGACAGCGTCTTGGCTTTTTTATAGGGCCTGTCTGATGCCGTTAAAGCTTCAAAAATATCGGCAATAGCCATGATCCTGGCCTGAACCGACATTTGCTCCTTTTTCAGGCCCCGCGGATAGCCAGTACCATCCATTTTTTCATGATGACCGCCGGCATATTCCGGTACGTTGCGCAAATGTTTCGGGAATGGCAGCGATTCGAGCATTTCGTGAGAGAGAGTGAGATAAATAGACCAGAGAAACTGAGATAATTAAGGGATCAAACGGGATAGAAAGGGATTAAACGAAACAAAAAAAGAAAAACAGTTTCAAAATAAGCAAAAATTAATCGCCAAATAAATCAGGTTGTTTTTCTTTCACTGCACGCTTCTGTGCCCGGTTAATCACCTTGTAGATTCCCCGAACGGACATATTAAATTTGCGAGCAAGCTCTGCAATGTTTCGTCCGTTGAATTCATCATATATGACGCGGTCGCGTTGGGCTAGTTTGTACAGGAAGTTCTTCGGGAAATTAATCAGCTGGCCGCCCCAATGGTCAGCCAGGTGCTCAGCGATGGCCGTTGCAGCCTGTTCTGATACGTCGGTATCAACGCCGTGGTCAACCAAAACGTTTTTTGCCTGCTCCACGACGTCGTCTAAAAGTTCATGGCGCAATGCCGCCATTCCAACTTTGTCTGTCTTAATTTCTGTCATCGGGTGCCACCGTTCGTCCGCCTAAAGATTGCATCCGTGCATTAAATGCTGCCATGGCTTCTTCCCTCGATTCAGGGCGCTCATGTTTCAGCTCGATGGAACTACTGGTCGTTGTCACAGTTGCTGTCGCCAGCTTGGCTGCCAGTACTTTTTTCAGATAGTTGTGATTGGCCAGCTGTTTTACCTGGCCATTGATCCGGCTTGAATGAATTGAACTGACCGTGTCCTGCAGCGCTTCAGATAACACTGCATGGTTGTTACTCAGCTCCAGTGTTTCAGTTACCAATGCCAATGCTTTGGCATTGCTGAGGTCTTGTTTGGCTGGCCGGAACAGTGCCAGATATGCTACCAGCGCCGGGCCCATGCGGTACCCCAGTTTAGAAATAATGCCGAGCAACTGCCGGCCAGTTTCATCAGCAACCAGCTGATCAAGATGGATATTGGAATGGCAAATCGGGCAGCGGCCAAGCTTCATGCGTCAGCTCCGTGGACTTTGTTCCACTTGGCCAGCAGCTGGTTGTAACTCATTTGCGGAAAAACTGAGTGCCCGTTTTTTTGCAGCGCGCTGAACATTAATCGGCGGCACCACTTCTTTAGTGATTCCAGAACCATTAACGCGCTGCCTGGCGTCAGCCATTCCACCGAACTGATACCGGCACCATTATTCAGTTCCGATGTCTGGCGCTGCACCCAGCGGTTTAGCGCTGTCTCAGAGCCGTCTCTGATAAAACCGGCATTGAACATAAAAATCCAGATAGCTCTGATCACACTGCGTTCGTCTGCACCCTGTTCAGGTGTTTTCGGACTAAGGCGTTTCTCTGTATGCTTTGGCTTATTGGGGGTTACTTTAAAACCGAGTCTGGCCATGTTATCGAGTACAGCCTGCAGCTCCATTTCTGTCAGCTTTGAGCTGCTTTCTTTACCGCTACCATGATAGGCCAGTAAGGCGCGATAGCTATCGTCGGCCATTAACAGCTGGCCTTTGCCGATATGAATCAACTGAATCAAACGACTGCGATTTGAAACTTTTTTGCCGGTAGGATTCACGCCAGCATCTCCCCAATAAAAGCACTCGCAAGCGAGGGAACCAACAAATAGAAGCCGCACTGCATAGCGGCTTCTGAAAACATGACACCAACGCCAATAATTAAACCTGCCACCAGACAACCGCAGATACCGCCGTATTTCATGTTGATAAAAAGCGATTCCCAGTCCATCAATTACCACCTGTTCTATCTATTGGCTGCTCGTCAGTGCCGGTGAACCACCACCGGCAGACGCCTTGCGGCGTTTCGCTTAGTCGTCAAACTCAACCAGTTCTTCTGCTTCGTCGGACTGCTCAACCCCAATCAACCCGCCACTGTTTTTCAGTTCTTCAAGCCGTGCGCGGTAGCCATAAATATCCTTTTCGGAATATTTGCCGTCTTCCAACAGTTCCAGTGCAACTTCTAAACGCTGCTCTAAGGCAAACGTGCGGCCGATACTGTTTTCTTCCCAGGCGATCGCATGACAATCAACTTCAATCCCCTGGACATTGATTTTTGGACCAAGCTTTAAATCAACGCCTTCAGGAACGGATATTGTGATCGTGGTGTAGTTCTCGCTCATGCCATCACCTCTTCGTAAATATCCATCGCCTTTAACGCGACAGGTTGCTTATCAGACTTTGCCTGGTGGCGCAGGTAGGTAAGGCACAGTTCGTACACATCACAATCACCAGCGCACTCGGCTGCTTTCGCTTTAAAGTCGTCTGCTGTCATAACCGCACCGCCGCCATATCCAGTGGAATGTGCAGGTAATTGTCGGTGTCACCGACACGCTCATAGACGCGGATGTAAGAGGTGCTGCCGATAACCTGCAGTGAATCGCTGATCGCATCCATCGCCTTTACCCAGCGCGGGTCTTTGATGTCGAGCCGGCGCAGATTTAACACCCGGCCGATAGAAATTTTGCCTTGCTTGTCGACCGCAAATGCATTGTCGATGATGGCTTTAATTTCCGGCCGTGCACCAACGCTCCATTCAGCGACACATTCATCTATCAGCTCTTTAGCGGCTTGAATGCGCTCGTCAAAGTTGATGTTGTCTGCATTGACTCGCACAACTTTGAATTGGCCATCAAAGGTGGCCAGGCTGACATTGCCTTTTTTGCCACCCAGCTTGGTGTTGTATTCTTGTAATGACAGGTCAACAAATGCCTCGATGTCACCAAAGGTGTTGGCTTTAAATTTCGTCATCAGCTCGTTTAACTGTTTTGCGTTTTCAACAATTTCGCGCACCAGCTGGTCGCGCTGTTTGTCGATTGGTTTAATCAGGTCAACTGGTACCAGCGAGCCGCGGGCATCCTTCCAGTAACCTTCAGGGATTGGTTTTTCCATGACGAACTCCTATCAATTGTAAGTAAGTTTGCCCTGTGCAGCACCCGCTACACCGGCATTAAGTTGGACTTTTTGGCCCTTAGCCATCCCCATGAATTTGCTACCCATATCGCGTGCGCGTGTTGCTGCAGCGCGTGAGTTGGTAGTGTGCAAATCCGGGTAGTTCTTCTCCATGAACAGCTGGATAAGTTGCTGCTCGTCTTCGGTTGGCACTAATGCTTCAACCTTGCGGCGTACAGCGATGATCCAGCCTTCAGCGAAAAGGTCAGCACGGTTGGTTTTGGTTGCTGTTTTCAGTCTTTTGTTAAGGCCTGCCAGAAATTCGCGGCGGGCCTTAACAAGCTGAGGTGCAAGCACGTCGTAACAGTAGGTGCCAATCTCAACCCGGTCTTTGGGGCCAATAAAGGTGATGCAGCGGCCAATCGCCGGCTGCCAGCTCAGCAGATAATCAATGCCAAAAGCACTGGCGATAGTCTTGGACAGCATCGAGGCCCATAGTGGCTGTTTGCTGGAAGTATTCGCCCGCTTAGTGTGCTGCTCGGCAATCTCATGCAACGCCACATCTGTTTCAGTCAGCTGATGCTCTTTCATCAAAGCCTGAACCTTGCGCATCGCATTGGCAGCCTCATGTTCGCTACTGGTCGATTTGGCCAGCGCCAGCAGCTTTTTGATTTTGTCTAAAATGCGCTCGTCCATCAGTTGGCACCTCCTGCTAAAGCTGTGGTCATGCCGGCATAAGTACTGTCACCCATGACCGGCCCACAGTCTGGGCAATAGCCACCGCCGGTTCTGCCACAGCCACTGCATTGCTGAGCGTGATTCTGTGGTTCCTGACCACCCAGCACCCACAGCAGCGCTTCAGCAATGCCATCTTCATAAGTTTTGCCAGGCTGATTGGTGCCGTACTGCTCGCGAATACTCATGGCCACTGCAATCTCAACCTGGATGCGTTCAGTCGTTGGAAGCATGCTCATGCTGCCCCCTTAACGCTTGAGAACTCAGCGGCCCAGGTCACCATGCAGCCGTGAAAGCGGGCTGCGTAAATGCGTTCCGGATTGCTTGAGCGGCAACGCACGCTGATCGGTTGTGCGTCCTGCAGCTTTTTATTAATCAGCTTCTGAACTGGCGGCTGAATGGTGATGATTGGGTGCAGGTTGCCCATGGCAACACTCAGCACCTTAAAGCCGTATTCACCCAACTTTTGCACCGCCACCTGGGCAGCGCTTAACTCTTGAATAATCTGTTTATGTGTTTTCACATCACACCCCCAAAACTAATTCCGGTGTTACCAGTGGCGCGCCAATCACAGCAGCGTGGTTCATCGCTGCAGTCAGCACGTTATGAATGGCCAGCGGATACAACACGCTGAAGTTCTGGCCAGTCAGTTTGTGCTGCAGCGCTTCAATCGCTTTGCTGTTCATCACTTCGTTCAGTGGCCGACCCACCAGACGGAAGCGGTGGCTAAGGTAGCCTTCCAGTTCATTGTCCAGCGGCAGCAGGTTGACCACTTCGCAGCGCTGCACCACCTCACGCACTGCCGGATTGCGCTCGTCCAGCTTTTGGCCCAGCTCGCTCTGGCCAATCAGCACGATGCCCAGCAGTTTGCTGAAACCATCTTCCAGTTCGAAAAACCGCTTCAGGTGTTTCAGGGTTGGAATTGGCAGGCCGTGTGCTTCTTCGATAATTAAGATGTGCCGGTTACCAGCGCGGAACGATTCCTTCAGCGTGTTGTGCACCTGGCGAAACCGCGCCTCGGGGCTGCGCTTCGGTGTGACACCCGGCGCGACCGTGGCCATGATGGCTTCAGCGATATGGCCGGCTTTCAGCGTTTTGCCCTGGGTGTCGTTGTCTTCCATCCCCAGTACATAAGGTTCAATAACCAGAACCGGCTGGCTCTCGCTTTTAATCCACTCAATCAGGTCGCGGCGCAGCGTGCTTTTACCAGAGCCAGATTCACCAACCACGGCCATAAAACCACCGTGGCGGGCTGTCATGCGCATGGCTTCACGCACATAACGGATCTCAGGGGTTAAAAACACTTCGTCACTACTGCGCACTTCATCAAATGGGTTGCGCGGTAAATTGAAGGTACGTTTAGCGGCTGGCGTTAACTGGTGTTTGCGTAGTAACATTAGTTGGTCCTCCAAGGACGTTTGCGTTGACTGGCCGGGGCTGTTCGCAGCAGCTCCGGTCTCTTCTTCAAATGCCTGGTCAATGTCGTTCCGGGCGATTCCCAGGCTGACCAGCCACGTTGTGATACTTTTCTTAATTTCTTCCTGGTCCATGCTGCGTGGGTACTGATGATGGTTAATCAGTTGCGCCACGGCGGCCGGGCTTAAATCCAGGTGTCTGGCCAGTTCGGCCTGGCTGGCTTTGTTGGCCAGCAAAATTTGTTTCAGCTTCAGCATTATTCATTCCCCACCACCCGCAGCTTGGCCACAGGTTTAGTCAGTTGTTGGGCGATAGCATCCAGCTGATCTTCGGTGGCTCCCTCCGGATAACGTTGTTGCAGCCAGGCAAAATGCTCAGGTGTCCAGCTGGACCCCATGACTTTGTGCAGGCGCATTGCCAGCTCAACAGTGCTGAGCTGCAGATGTTCAACCTGCGGTGCCTGCAGGTTGTGTGCAGTACCGCGGCGCGGCATAAATACCGGCAGTTCGGCATCTTCCAGCGGCTTGTATGGGTTGAAGCGCCCACCCAGCGGCAGCTGTTTTGCTTTGCGGGCCGCCTCTGCCTCTGTCACTGAACTGGTGCCAGTCATCAGCTGCTCGATTTCTGTTTTCGCTTGCTGCGTTGGTGTTGCTGCGCGCTGGCTGAACCCTTCGCCAAAAACCTGTGCATTCACAGAGAATCCGAACTCGCCTTTGATGACTTCGGGAATGACATGGAACACTTCTTTGCCGTCAAGGTCATGGCTGACCAGCTGTGCCGCATCTGAGCGCCAAGGGTTTCGGGTGACCAGTACTTTCTGGCCAACCAGCACGCCTGGAACGTCTCTCACGTCATACTCAGCGCCACCAAAACTGACCCGTAACTTCGGCGTCACTTTGCGTTCTACCGGGGCTGCAATTGCCAGTTCCCGGCACACTTCCAAAGACGGCGCTTTAATCAACTGAGCTTCGCTGATCCGCATCCATACCGCTGAACGCGGTGCACCGTGGCGTCTGTGCACTGCTGTTGCGTTAAACACGGCACGCCACTGTGCAGCTAAGGCATTCAGCGCAGCTAAATCAGCCACAGGCCGAAAGCGCAGACCGCTTTCAAACTTGCGTTCAATGATGTTCCGGGCGTTCTCCACCTGGCCTGTTGCCTGTGCATTGCCGGCTTCGTGGGCGATGGCCTGAATGCCCAAAGCGCGGCACAGGTTTTTGGTCATGTAACTGGTGTTGGCACTGCCTGGGTCCATGTACAAAATCTTCGGTACCCCGTGCAGCATGTCTGCGCCGCCGCGTTCCTGCATGGCGTTAATCAGCACACTGCAAAGGTTTTCGCCGCTCTCAGCGCCCATCACGTATTCCACATATATCCAGCCGCTGGCGTGGTCGGTGATTTCATAAGACCAAACCCGGTCAGCCATCACCCGGTCCAGATTGGCCGGTTTGTTTTTGTAGAATTTGTCCTTGTCCATCACGTGCAGGCCGTTCGGGCCTTTACCTGGCTTGAGGTAATAAAGCACGCATAAACTAGCGTCGATTTGCCACACATGGTTCGGGTGTAAACTCGCCATCTCAATATGTGGTGCCGGCTGCGCCAGTTGGTCAGGATGTACACCCATGGCGCGCATCGCACGGGCAATTGCGCTGTAACTCAAAGGCAGTACTTCGCCGGTTTCGGTATCAATCCGCTCAGCCTTAATCAGGCCGTTCGCCCGCAGGTGGTCTACCGCATCATTCAGGCTGTACAGACGTTTGCCGTGGCCTCTGATGCTGTCGGTCATTACACCGGCAATCATCAGCGCTTCGTCACGGGCCAGTTCATGCTGGCCCGCATCATTCCGGCGTTTACGTGGGGTCGACTTCACCGTCAGCTTGTTCAGATGGCGATAAATGGTTTGAACAGACAGCTGCAGTTCCTCTGCGGCGGCGTTCACCAGTTGCTGCTTCTCTCCGTGACCAGCAGAGCGGATAGCTCTGGCCAGCGCAGCAATGCGCTCCACAACGACCGGGGTCATACTTATTGCTCCTGGTTAAACTGGGCTACCAGCGATTCAGCTTCTGCCAGTGCTTCTGGCCGCATCCAGGACGGCTCTCCGTCGTAGAGCGAATCCTGCAGGCTGTACTGTTCTTTAAGCTGTTCTAACTGGCGTTCCAGATAACTGATCATGGTGCCTAAGTAGCTGTGTTGGTCGGTCGAAGTTTTGTTGCCATGCTCCATCAGCGACTGGGCTGCAGAGGACAACTTGTTTTTAAACAGCGCGTCGATTTCGGCGGCAATGGCTGCGGTCTCAGTGCGTAACTGATGCTCTACGTCATCCGGCTTTTGCACGATGATGCGGTACTTGGCTTTATCCAGCGCCAGCTTGGTCTGGTCCAGTTCGTCACGGGTTTTCTTCAGCAGTTGGCCCTGGGCGTCATAGTCGGCGCGGGCTTCTTCGAGGTCGGCAGAAAGCTGCTCTTTTTCCTTGCTGTGCTTGCTGATGATTTCTTCGGCCAGCTCCACAAACCCTTCTTTGTCGCCGGCTTTGGCTATTTCAATCAGCGCCTGCTTTTGGTCTGCAGGCAGCTTGCGGAACTGGCGCAGTTCACGATAACCGGCACCGATGCGTGTCAGGTTTTCCAGCGCTTCTTCACCAAACTGCCGCAGGTTCAAAATGTCTTCGTCAGCTTTTTGCCGAGTAGTGCCGACAGCCAGGCAAAAACCCTCCCAAGTGCCGACGTCAGCAATTTCGTTGCCGTGGCGATCAACCCCTTTTTTGCCCGCCAAGGCTTTATACATGCGGGTTTCCTTGATATGAGCCAGTTTCGACAAACCGACGACCGTCGTCAGTTTTGCGATTGCGTCGGTCATTTGGATCTGACCGATAATCTGGTTCAGGGTGTCCCGCTCTTCGTTCTGTTGCTCCAGTAATGCTGCTGTGTTTTGCAGGGTTACCGCTTTGTTCGCATCCAGTTCTATGTCCAGTTGTTGTTCTTCTGTTCCTACTTGCTGCACCATCGTTTTTTCCTCTTACTTACAGGCTGCCAGCGTTAATGCGCTGGGTCAGTTCATGAATTCGATTACTGGCACGGTTCATTTCATTGGCATGTGCCTGAGCGATTTGCAGCATGCCCACGCTCAGCGCGAACCGGCCGGTATCCAGCTTGGTAGCAAGGCCGGCTTCAATCAGGGTGTTGAGGCAACGGTTAATAGTCGGCGGCTTTTCATTTAAAGCTTTAGCCAGCTCACCATTGCTCAGGCCCGCCAGGCTGTGCCCTTTCAGTGCCTTCATCACATCCAGCACGGTCAGGGCGCTGCTGATAATTCTGGTTTGATCACTCATGCTGCATCCTGCGTAATTCCGGGGGTCACTTCTTTGCCTATCGCTTTGCTTAAATCCCGCAAAATTCGAAAACTAAGTCGGCCGCGAGGTAATTCATTTTTACCTGCCCAACGGTCAACTACCGCCAGGACAGTTCGCGGCTCATAACCATTTGCTAAAGCGAATTGCCGAAAGTTACTGCCGGTTTCTATCAGCTTGGCGTGCACTTGATGCTTGTTCATATATCGTGTGTCCTATTGATCTAACTGCTGGCTCAGTTGTGCTTAATTAGCTAGAATGTACTCAATACGTGTAAGTGTACTACACAAAATGAATAATGCAATAATGGATGTTTCAAAATGAATAAAAAAAGTGCCGATGCCGTTTTGGCAAGGATCAGGCTTGCATTGGGTGTAGATAATGACTCTGAGCTGTGTAGGCAAACCGGAGTGAATCGCCAAACATTGAGTAACTGGAAGTCCAGAAACTCCGTGCCTTACTCATTATGTGTAGAGCTTGCCGAAGAGCACCTAATCTCATTGGATTGGCTGCTAACTGGCGAGGGCGTGATGAATAAAAATGGTTTTGTTAACGAAGTGCGGGAGTCATCACTACCTGAACTCACGCCTAGGCAAAAAGCCGTTCTCGGTTTGTTCGATGCTCTCCCTGATGATAAACAGCGTGAAATACTCTCAGCTCTTGAAGACAAGAAACGCATCCAAGAACTAGAGGATAATTATAAGGAGTTGCGCGAAGCCTTAGATGCGCTTAAAAATACGGGGTAATCTGTACCAATTTGGTATTGCTAGTTCGTAAAGTCGCCATCAATAACAGATTGCATTCAGAAGACCATAACCATACAAATGGACTGCCAGTAAAAGAGGGGTTTATGGATATTTCGACACTCCACAAAAACGCAACAGCTTATAAAAACGCAGGTGATATAGAAAACGCCATTAGTCTTTTATATCAAGCAAAACTTTTAGCGAACCAAAATCCAATCAGTTGCCCAATTGATAGCTGGTTGCGGTTACCACTGTTTTTGCAACAAGCTGGCCGTTTTAATGAAGCAATGGCTGAGTTTAATGATCTGCTAGAAAACCCACCAATAACCAGAGAAAAGGACTCACCGCTTGAGCCCTTGGTACTGGAAATGCTAACCCATGCTGATATGTGTGCCATCTACGACAAAATGCGACTGGCCTGTGATAGAGAGAACCGTTTCAAAGAAAGTGAGCAATACGAAAAACTTTCAAAAAAGCATGACCGTGAATGGGTGAAGCTGAATAGAAAATTAAACCGATAGGGAATCAAAAATGTCAGAAACAATCGAAAGAAAACAAATGGCCTTACCAGGCGAAGGTTCAAGTGAGTTCTTAAAAATGGTCGCATGGATTTATCTGGTGTTGAGTATCCTTGGCGGATTTAATTTTATTGTATCGGGTTCTGCCGATCGCGGAGATTATGGTTCTGAGCCAAACCAAGCGATGATTAACTGGGGAATTGGAATTATCTTTTCTGGCATCGTCTTTATGGCTTTGTGTCAGGTGATCGCCGCGATTAATCTGAACATCAGAACGATTGCGAAAAATAGTTTTAAGAATTCAGCGAATAACGAAATTGAGTAGATTTCAGTTAACAGTACTAGCTATATCTTAAGCATCAATATTTTGCCCCCGTTCAAATTACTGCTTGTGTCCTTTAATGCACACTCAGAGGTGATCTTTCTGTCACCTCTGAGGATGCAAAATGCAACTGTTACCCCGCTGTTTTACCTGGATGCTGATCAGCATCTTGCTGCTGGTTTCTGTCAGCTTTACCAGCCCAACTGAGCTACCTGTAATTCTGTATAAACTGTCTATGGTCACCACTGGTGCCGTGCTTGGCTATTGGATTGACCGCGCTTTATTCCCTTATGACCGCCCACATTCCTATGATGAATCCGGTGAAGACCTAATCCCACGCGGCATGGCCATGCTAAGGCGTGCCTTGGTTGTTATTGCCTGCGTGCTGGGCCTGACACTGGGGCTGTAGTCATGGGCAAATTCAAAACACGTAGTTTTGCTATGCCGGTTCTGGGGCTGCTGGTGGCACTGGCCTGCTGCTGGTCGTCGGCGTTCGCCTCTGAAATTCCGCGTGAGGCCAAAGTGCACCAGCGTTTGTTGGTCCGCACGGCCAACTACAGCTGGGGTTTAGACGCCCCGGTTGCACTGTTTGCCGCGCAAGTGCATCAGGAATCCCGCTGGCGCTTTGATGCCCGGTCACCAGCCGGTGCAGAAGGTTTAGCGCAGTTCATGCCGCGCACCGCCATTTGGATGACAGAGGTCAATCGTGAACTGGTACCGGCGCAGCCATTCAATCCTGCCTGGGCGCTCCGGGCCATGGTGTTGTACGACGCCTGGTTGTTTAAGCGAGTTGATGCGTCAAGTCCCTGCGAGCGCTGGGCCTTTACGCTGTCGGCTTATAACGGCGGTTTGGCATGGGTGAAGCGGGACCAGCAGGTTGCCGCTGCAGCAGGAGCTGATCCATCCATCTGGTTTGAGCAGGTAGAGCAATTTAACGCCGGACGTTCCAAAGCCGCATTCAAAGAAAACCGGCATTACCCGACCGTCATCATCAAGCGTTGGCAATCGCTTTATGCCAGTAACGGCTGGGGCCTGGGGGTTTGCTATGCCTTCTAATCAACCAAAGTGGGTGCTGGGCACCGCTGCTGGCCTGGTGTTGTTGGCCATAGCGCTTATCTGTCTGCGTGAATACAACCAGCAACTGGATAGCGCCAAATC